TACCACTGATGCACCAGTAACCGCTTAACGCGGCTCCTAGTTTGGCGCTTGACTGCTACGTTTCCGTAACATTCACGCTCGACTTCACCTCGGATTCGGTCAAGAATTAAGCCGAATCCGTCAAAGGGCAGTGATACTGCACTTTCGTGTAGATTTTTGGTGTAATACCCTTCGTAACCCCTGTCTTGTTTCAAATACATGGGTTTTCGAAGAGATGGTTGAGCTTCATCGAAGTTACAGATGAAGCCGCCATCACCATATCCGTCCGAGATTTTGAAGAAGAACTTATCCGGGCAACATCGCCGGAGGAACTTTATCAAAGGACGGAATCTACTTTGCACACCTTTATATCCGGCATAGTAATTAGCTTGCCGAAGTACTGAGTTATGGTACTTATAAAGATGCGTGACACTATTTATACGATGTTTCATATAAATAGGGGTGATGTCGACTCCACGATAGTAATGCTTGCCACAAGATTCAAAGAAGTCTCCTGTAACATGGGTCTTTTTTGTGTTAAAAACAAACCCGGCAAGCTCACTTAACTCGTGGAAAACGGGGTATGCCTGGCTTGGCACAATCACATCGTCACCATAAACAGTGACGTGCCCAGGTAGGCAGCCGGATTCCTCCGACGCTACCAAGGCAAAGGCATAGAAGATAAGACTTTCTAGCTCAAATGTGAAACCATTTCCCATAGATGAGAATTTCTCCCATTTATGAGGTTTGGTCCCGTCTAGGCCATACTTAGATCTAGATAACTCCATCACGGAAAACCACCGCGACGGAATTAGAGCTTCAATTAACCGATAAGCAATGCTATCACTAGCACCGCTGAAATCAGTAACTGCATAGCTCAACAACCAAGCAAGCGAAGCGAATTTTTGATTCACTTCTTGCGTTGATAGATCTAGACCCCACCTATAAAGACGACGTCTGATCATCGATCCAATTCCCTTTTGAAACCAGAGGTTAAACCCTGGCTCATAAGCAATAACTCGATCGATTGTCGACTTTTTAGGTACAGTGATTATTACATTCCCAACCTCCATGGCAAAACTCCGTGAGGATAAAATCTCACGAAACCATGAAGGGTATGCAACCGGTAGTAATGGCTGCATAAGGGCGTACAAATCATGCGTTATACCAGTTTCCAACTGGTACTTATTAGGACTCACAGACAACCTACCGTTTAGTTTGGTAGATCGTCCGGGACCCCAATTCGAAGAGTCAAACCATTCTTCCGGATCAAACCGTCCAAGAATTGCCTCAATTTTCCTGCGAACCTTTGGAAACAAAGGATGCAGTTGCTCAAGTGGGAAATTCCCATCTGGGCAAAAAGGCAACCAACGACGATTAGTCTCAGTACAGAGTGTTTCGAAGCGCCAGAATTTCTCAAGCGCCCTAGCTTTCGGATCCATTCCTTTTATTTTCAGGAATTTAGCCTTAGATAGGAACTCTGTAGCAGCATATGCATCTCGAAATGTTTCAATTCCGATGTACATTGAAGGATTGAATTCTAACTCACTCAACTGCTGGTGTTCGTTGTTCGAAAACAACAGCCAGACGGTGAGCGAGCGAGGACAATCCAATGCTGTCAAGTATGATTTGATACAATCGACCGTAACATCGTCGATCTTCAACGCGGATTTCTGAAGCACCTTCTTCTTCGGCTTATGTTTCTTAGAGCCTGAATTAGATCGCTTCTGTTGCTTTGCATAACGTTGTTGATGCATAGTAACCTCATGAAGTTAACTCATTTCCGGTGTGAACAGATAGTATACGCAATCAGCAGAATAACCGCTGAGTACGTAACTATCTCGACCATATCGGATGTCATGTTAGTACATGACGTTGCCGTTGATCAAGGCGTCACGGAATTCGGCCGAGCATACAACACTCGTAACGATATCCACTAGCTTTTGACGTTCCGCAGCCGTAGCTGTCTCAACAAAGGAGAAATCGAAATTGGCGGCATTATCGCCGACTTTTCCGATCACGCCGGTTGTCGAGTCAGTGTAGGTCTTCGGAACAAAACAACGGAGGGTAGACTTCACGGACTTCCGCGAAGATGTCGACGGACGATAAGAAAAGTCAACTTTGACGTCATCCAGGGCCGAGGCTCCTGCATACGTCCAGAGAAGGACATTCTTACCGTCACGTCCACGGGGGGTGACGCTGTACGCCGTGCCCGTAAGGGATAAGGCGGTGATAGCGGTTTTAGCTGCGATAGCTGCTTGTGCACTCATGGTGAGATTCTCACTTTAAAAAGCCGTCCCGATAGATCGAAGTGACCTACCGGAGAAGAAGGCTTGGGTTAAAAGAGCAAGGGCGTTAGCCACATGCGCTGTTGAAAACGGATTTTTCATCCTAGGAAGTTCTATAGGAGGGAAACCCGACATCACGGTTCGCTTAAAGGTTCTATACGTAGCCTGGCCGTAAGGAACATTCCATTCATATCGATAAGTATTTGGAGCACCATAGTTATAGGTACTCAAATTCTCATACGATAATGTTTGGACTGCCTTTTCGTTCCAGTATCCGTCTAGGAAACTAACCCCTACATATGCATCCAGTACATTGAGATGATTGCCGATCGGAATAAACCAATCGACAACGAATGAAAATGGCATAACCTCCCACGCAATACTAAGTGGGTTGGTCAAGCCAACTTCAGACAACTCTCGAAATACTGAATTTGTTACAGTGTAACGCAATCCACCGGTAATTCTGGTGGTGTGTGAACCAACAAGCGTAGCATGGTTCGCGTCAGTCTGGGTAACGGTTTTATCACGTTCGATTGAATGCGTGACTCTTCCGATTGGAGGACGACTACGATAGTAGTGGTCTGCCAAAGCTTCTGCGGCGCCGTAAAGGTCGTCGATCAAAGGCTTCCAGCCATACTGTAACTCTAGCCAAGCATTAGCAGCCGCGGTCTGAGGTCCTTCGCGATTAAAAGATTTATTGAATCGTCTTTTAACCGAACGACGGACTACAGGGCTATGGATCTTCTGCTTATACCATTTGACGTTCCCTGACGAGAGAACGCCAGATAGACTCGCAACTGCAGCATTTATATTACCGTGTTTAAGGGCAATATAACTGTTGGCTATCTTCGTCGCTGTCCCGGCAATCATTTTAAATAATTGGTGACGTTCGGCTAATGCATTACCGATATTCACTTTTTCATTCTTAATTTTCGCCTGCAGCTTATACGAAATAGTTGCGAGCATCTCATCCCTTTCAGGTTGAGATAGGCTAGCAATATATGAGCTACCAAACCCGTTAGGATAATTATCATACACTGAATATTCTCCAGTGGGAATCCAAACGATCTTGAGCGTACCAACTGGCATAGTCGCGACCTCACCCTTTACTTCGTATGGTAATACGGGTAAAGGAAGGCCGAGAGCTATACGTTTTCTATAATCAGGAGTTACGTTTCGATCACACCATTTGTAAAGGCGTGTCTTTTCGTAATTCTGAACGAAAACTTGCTTGGTACCTGTCTTCAAATAATCCGTACGGTAGATCGTACCGTAAGTGGATACTTGATTAGTCGCGACAGTCATACTGATTTTTCCTTTTCTTTAGTTCCGGCGGAAGCCAGTACTTTGGAATCGACTTTATTGTATACAGTACGTGTACAATCAACGACATGATCTTGCAAAGGATCATGTAGATGCTTCCTGATGAAAAGGCTTATGGCCCTCATCAGTAGGCCTCGTAAAACGTTGTTCAAGTCAATACTCCAATTTAATATTAAGGAAAACGGGCGAAAGCC